TGATGGGCCGTCGCTCACAACACGGGTGTCGCGGTCCTGTGGCTGCCTCAAAAACGAACTCATCGCAGCACGTTCCCGCGAGCAGCGGAAGCATCGCCTGACGCCTGGTGACAAGTTCGCTAAGTGGACCGTCCTCGATCCGGGCGGACGTTCGGCGCTGTGCCGTTGCGATTGCGGCACTGAACGGCGTGTGGTCACAGCGCATCTCGTGAACGGTCTGTCGCGGTCCTGTGGCTGCCTCGCCGACGAGGCGAGGGTCGGGAACAAGCACAACCATCAGCACGGCATGTCGAAACATCCACTGTATGACGTGTGGTGCCAGATGCGTCGGCGGTGCGCAGACCCGAACAACAAGGACTGGCCGAACTATGGTGGACGCGGCATCCGGGTGTACGCGCCGTGGCTTGAAGTAGCCACATTTATCCGCGAGATCGAAGCCCTCCTCGGCACGCGCCCCAAAGGTCGAAGCATCGACCGAATCAACAACGACGGTAATTACGAACCGGGCAACGTCCGGTGGGCGACGAACCTGCAACAGGTGTACAACCGCGGCATCCGTATCCGCGGCAGTTCGCCTGTACGGCTGATCAGGGTGGAACCGGAACAGGCAGCCGAGATCGTGCGACTTGTCGCTGCTGGTCGGCCGCAAATCCGAGTAGCAGAGCAGTTCGGGATTAGCCGCTGGCGAGTTGGACGCATCGTGAGTGGTGCTAGACCGGAAGGTGTGTGACGCGCCGCCCACTCGGCAGATTCAGCCAGGGGGTGAGCGGTGGCACGCTTCGGCCGCACCTTCCCGGTACAGGCACGCAGGGTCGTCCCGTTCGGTGTGGTCGCGTTCACCCTCGCCGCCGCGATCTCCTCCTCCGGAGCGGTCACCCCTGCCGGTGCGAAGAGCACGACCGGCGCCAGCTCAGCGAAATCGTCCGGCACGCTGCAAGCGACGGGCGTCAAGAACGCCGTCGGTTCCGCCACGATCTCCGGCTCGGGCGCAGGTTCGTCCACAGGCGCACACGCCGGGACCGGCACTGGCACGGTCAAGGCCACTGCGTCCACTGCACCGTCGGGCGTTAAGAAGACCTCAGGGCCAGTCACGGTCGCCGCCTCTGGTTCGGCAACGGGCGCGGGCGCTCACGCCGGGGCCGGGTCGTCGCGTACGTCCGGGACCGGCAACCTTGCCGCTGTCGGTGCGCACGCGGGCAACGGGTCCAGTGCGGCCCGCGCGTCGACCTCGTCCACCGGGACCGGTGCCCATGCGGGATCCGGCCAGGGGAGTGTTCGCGCCTCCGCCAGCGTCCTCCCGTCGGGGCGTAAGACTACGACCAATGTGGTCGTCGTCTTCGGCGGCGCTTCGGTTGTGCCGAAGGCCGTCAAGGGCGGTATCGGCGCCCACCTCGCTGCCGCTGGTTCCACTACCACGGGCAACGGTTTTCACGCCGGGGCCGGCGTCGTCAGCCAGCGCGCCACGGGCACCCAGTCCGCGTCAGGTGTACGCGCCACCAGCGGTCCCACCGTCATCCGGGCGGCGGGTTCCGGCGGGGCGGTAGGCGCACACGCCGGAACCGGGTCGTCGGCCACCAGGTCAACGGGCCGGGTTTCGCAGGCTGGTACGCACGCGGGTACCGGGTCGGGTTCCACATCCTCATCTGCCTCGGCTACAAGTACGGCGTCGAAGGCGACGTCCGGCCAGGCGAGAACGTCCGCCACCGGGCTCCTCGCCGGTGTCGCATCGAAGGCCACCTCAGGCACTTCGCAGGTCAGGGCCACCGCGCTGGTCAACCCTTCGGGGATGCCGCCGAACGTCGGTGTAGCCGACGCACACGCGACCGCGTCGGTGGCCGCGTCCGGTACGAAGCGCGTTTCAGGGTCCGCGGTCATCTCGGCAACTGGCTCACCCGCCGCTGCTGGTGTGCATGCCAGCGCAGGGCGTGCGGCCACGTCCGCCAGCGGGACGGTTGCCCCTGCGGCCCGGAAGTCGTCCTCGGGTTCGGCGTCCACTGCTGCGGGAGCTGTTCCGCACCCTGCGGGCGTCAAGGCCACCACGGCGTCTTCGGCCATCACAGCGTCTGCCGCCACGGCGAGCACCGCGACGAAGCGGGCTGCGGGTTCGTCCGCCACCTCGGCTCCGGCTGCGGCTTCCCCTGCCGGCCGGAAAGCCGCGGTCGGTCCCGCGCGCCATGCCGGAACTGGGACGTCCGCAAACACCGCTACGAAGAGCGTCGCAGGCCGGGCATCCGCGTCGGCGACCACCACACAGTCCACCGCTGGTATCAAGCGCGCCTCCGGTTCCCATTCGGCCGCCGCCGGTTCAGGTATCGCCGCCGCTGCGGTCAAGGCCGCGGGCGGCACCAACCGGCTCGGTGCGACAGGGACTCTGACCGGTCCCGCACACCTCAACCGCCCCGGGTCGGCCACCACACAGGCCGCTGGTGGGCTCACGGTCCGTGGCGTCAAGAACGTCGTCGGGCAGTCGTCCATCACCGCGTCGACGATCCTCGCCCCGGTTCCGAAGCCCAGACGAGTCGTCACCGTCACCTTCACCGACGCCCCGCCCAGGTGGGTGTTCACCGCTATCCCGTCACGTTGGGCCTGGGGTGACGCCGCGCCGAAGTGGGCGACGCAGCCGATCCCATCGCGGTGGGTTTTCACCGACCCGCCGCCCAAGTGGAAGGCCGGCTGAGCACCGATGGCGATCCTCAAAAGCCAATCCGTCCTGTCCACGGAGCCGTACAGGGTCACTGTGAGCGCGACCGTGGCCGGTGTCGCCCTCAACCCGACCGGCGACGTGGTGCAGTTCGCGTTCATGCTGACCGGGAACCCTGCCACCTCGGACTGGAAGGCGGGGGCGTGGGAGGTCAGCCCGGGCCCGATCTACGTCGCGTACTGCCAGGTCGGCCCGGCCAGCGGCGGGGTCCCGTTGGCTGTCGGTTCGTACGCGGTGTGGCTGAAGGTCGTCGACAACCCTGACGTTCCCGTCCAATCGGTCGGCACCCTCCAGATCACCTGAGAGGACACCGTGTTCCGCCGCAGAAACCGCCTCGACGACATCGCCGAGACCCTCACGCAACTCGTCCACAACCAGGGGATCATCATGACCCAGCAGGAAGAGATCGCAGCGGCCGTGGCCAGCATCGCCGCGAGCACCTCAACCCTCAACACCGCCGTGGCGGGCATCGCGTCCGCGCTCGCCGCGAAGACCCCCGTACCGCTCGACCTGTCCGGGCTCACTAGCGCCGCAGCGGACCTGGGTACGGCCGCGAACGCCGTCGCCGCGCTCGTACCGGCCGCGGCGAAGCCCTGATGCTGCTGCTCGCGCTCGTCCTGCTGCTCGCCGCAGCGATCTGGTCCGCGATCCAACGCGCCTGGCCGCTGGCTCTCCTCGCCGCCGGGCTGCTGCTGTGGGTGGCGTCCACGCACCCGGCGCTGCACCTCTGATCACGCCGCCTCTGTGCTGAACCTTGCGACGCGTCTTCCATGACAGGGGGTTTTCCCGTGTCGCTCCGTGACAAGCGGTTCTGTGGCGGCAAGAAGAAGCAGAGCGAAGGTACCTGCACACGCCCTGCCGGATGGGGTACCGACCACCCGGGTTTCGGAAAGTGCAAGCTTCATGGTGGGTGTGCGCCGTCCAGTCGGGTCGCCGCGGTCGAAGCCCAAGCCCGGCAGGCTCTCGCCCGCCTAGACGTCGTACCCGTGGACGATCCGCTGTCGGAGCTGGCCCGGATCGCCGGCCAGGTGGTGGCGTGGAAGGACATGCTCGCCGACCAGGTCAACGGGCTTAGTTCTCTGCGGTACTCCACGGAGGGCGGCGAGCAGCTCCGCGCTGAGGTGGCGTTGTGGGAGCGGGCCATGGACCGGTGTGAGAGGTTCCTCGGCACCATGGCGAAGCTCAAGATCGATGAGCGTCTTGCGCGGGTGACTGAGCAGCAGGCGGCGTTGGTTGCGGACGCCGTGTCTGCGGTGCTCGGTGAGATGGGGCTCACCCCGGAGCAGCAGCGGGACGCCCGTGGGCGTGTTGGAAGGCATCTCCGCGCGGTCTGATCCTCCAGGGTCGCCAATTCGCTGACCTGCGGTAAGTCACCCTTCGGCACCCCCGGGTAAGAACGGTCGGCGAGGGGGCGAGATGCGGCTCGACTTCGCCTCTGTGCTCGCCGACCGGCTGGACCCGCCCGACCCTCCGGTCTTCCATACCCTCGGATACGTCCCCACGCCGAAGCAAACCGAGTTCCACAACGCCACTGAGTTCGACGTGCTCTTCGGCGGATCGAGTGGCGGCGGGAAGACCAAGGCGCTGCTCGCGGAGGCCGTTCGGGCGTGCATGCGCCACCCCGGCCTGAGGGTCGGGGCGTTCCGGCGCACCTACCCGGAGCTGAAGGAGTCATTGCTCGCCGAGCTTGGTCAGTTCGACTTCGGCGCTGCACTGGGGGCGTCGTGGAACGGCACTGAGTATGAGCTTCGGTTCCCCAACGGGGCGCTGATCATGTTCCGGTACGCCGAGTCCATCAAGGACGCGACCCGGCGTCAGGGCGGCCAGTACCAGCTCCTGGTCTTCGATGAGCGGACCCTCACTCCGCCGGACGTCGTCAGTTTCCTGGAATCGCGCCTGCGGTCCGGGCGGGTCGACATTCCCGTCCTTGGCATCCGCTCCTCAGCGAACCCGGGGGGCTCCGGCCACGGCGCCGTCAAGACCCGGTACATCGCCCCCACGAACTACGGGCAGCGGGTCGTCACCGACGAGCGAGGCCGGACCGTACGGTTCATTCGGTCGATGCTGTCGGACAACCCTCACGTCAACCCGGAGTACTCCGAGGACCTGAAGGCGCTCCCGCCGAAGCTACGGGCCGCCTTCCTCGACGGCGATTGGGATACCTTCTCCGGACAGGTTTTTAGTGAGCTCTCCCGCGACCGGCACGTGGTCCAACCGGTCACGTTGCCCGACTCCTGGCGCCGCTACAACGGCGTCGACTGGGGGTTCGCCGCACCCTGGGCTGTGCTGTGGGCGGCGGTCGATGAGGACGGCCGCGTCTGGGTGTACCGGGAGATCCACCAGGCCGGGGTTGGGGAAGCCGACCAGGCCCGCCGGATCCTCGAAGCCGAAGACGGCGAACACGTCGCGATCAGGTTCGCTGACGACGCCATGTGGTCTACCCGCGGCGATGCTAAGCCGATCAGTCAGGTCTATTCGGAAAACGGCGTCCACCTCACCCAAGCAGGCAAGGGCGCTGGCTCCCGGGTGGCCGGGTGGCAGCGCATCCACTCCTACCTCGCCGAGGCGCCGGCGTGCCCCCACCATCGGGCACTCGGCTGGGAGACGTGCCCGAAGCTGCACATCTTCTCGACGTGCGAGACCTTGTATCGGACGCTCGCCGACTTGCCGCATGCCAGCAAGGGCGACCCGGAAGACGCAGACACCACTGGTGACGACCACCTACCCGACAGTCTCAGGTACCTCCTGATCAACCTCGGCACGGGCCCGGAGTTCGTGCTTCTCGATGAGCTTCCGGCCGGTACGCCCGGTGATCACCTGAAGCCGCACACCGCCATGGGAACGGTCGCGTTCGCGCGCCGTGATGAGGACGCCATGTGGGGCGACCCCGACGAGTGGCCAGACCGCACAGTCCAAAAGTCCCCCTTCGTGTAACCCCCCAGGAGGTTGCTGTGTCGTTCGCCTCCCGGGTTCGTGAATGGTTCCAGCCCGGCGGCCAGCAGCCCGTTCTCGAAGCGGCCACACCGGGCCCGGCGAGAATCCCGGAGCGTCGCGGGTTCGAGTACGGGATCCCCACGGGCGGCATCAACGAGTACTCCCAAGGGATGGGTGCCGCCACCCAAACGGACCGCCGTTCCCTGTTGCAGCAGCTGTATGAGGCTTACCTGGCGTGCCCTTGGGCGTACGCGTCGGTGAACGCCATCGCCCGCACCATCACCGCTGGTGGGCTGGTCACGGACTGGGATGGTGACGACGGGGAGGGCGATCAGGACACCCCGGACAAGCCCCCGAACGTTCTCGCCCTGGAACGGTTGCTGGGGTACTGCAACCCCAACGAGGACATCCGGCAGTTGATGCGGAACGTCATCACCGACCTTGAGGTGTTCGGGGACGCGTTCCTGGAGGTGGTGTGGTGGGGTGACCTGCCGGTCGCCCTGTACTCGTTGGACGCGCCGACGATGGCGCCGATCGCCGATGAGCATGGTGTCGTCACCGGGTATGTGCAGGTGACGGAGTTCGGGCAGCGCGCGGAGTTCGAGGCGCGTGATGTCATCCACATTGCGTTGGATGCGCCGCGTTCCAGCGTGTTCGGTGTGAGCCCGACGCAGGCCGCTTTGCTGCCGATCACGTCGTGGTTGTTCGCCGCCTCCACCGGTAAGGAAATGTTCCGCAAGGGGTTGCCGCCGACCGTGCACGTCGACTTCCCGGCCGGTGCCGCACAGCCGGAGATCAACAAGTGGGTGGCGCAGTACCAGGCCCAGAACATCGGCCCCCGCAACATCGGGCGCCCCATGGTCACGAAGGGCAACGCGACCGCGCATGAACTCGCGTCCGGGCGGGTCGCCGACGTCGAGTCGTTCCTGTCCCAGAAGCGGGACGAGATCGCCGCCTGCTACGGGGTGCCACCGGCCAAGATCGGCATTGTCGAGTCCGGGAACATCGGCGGCGGTACGGGCGAAAGCCAGGACAAAACGTTCAGGGTCAACACCTGTGACCCGCTCGGCCAACTCGTCCTGGAGAAGCTCAACTTCCACATCGTGGCGAACGGTTTCGGTGTCGAAGGCTGGCACCTCAAGTTTGCCGACATCGACATGCGCGACTCCAAAACCGTTGAGGAGATCCGCGACATGCGGCTCCGCAACGGGTCCTGGGTCCTCAACAAGTACCGGGCGGAGATCGGCGAGCCCCCCGTTGAGGGCGGCAACGATGCTGTGCTGGTCGACCGGCAGAACATCGTCATGTGGAACGACATGGACGCCATGTCCAAGGCCGGTATCGCACTGAAACTCAAGGGCACCGCTTTGGAGCCCGACGAGCCTTCCGCTGGGAAGGGCGTCACCCTGCTGAAGCCGGAACCGGCGCCGGTTCCGGACGCGCTCAAGGCGTTCGCCGGCCAGGACAACCCGGCCAAGGACGGGCAACCTCCGGGCGCTCCCGTTGCGCCGGGAACACCGCCGCCCGACGGGGAGGTTCCTGCGGCGGAGTCGTGGGCGGCCCGCCAGTCCGCGTACCGGTCCCGGCTTCGTGAGGCTCTAGCCTGCCTGCCGGGTGTGGAGGAGTTCGATGAGCGAGCCGCCTGAGCCGCTGCCCGGTACTGTCCCGGCGCTGGAACCGGCCACCCTGCCGGAGCATCCGCTGCGCGCATCCGACGTCCTGGCGTTGCTTCCGAAGGAACTCGGATAGCCCCCTGATCGCCCGGCCTGCCCCCTGGGAGTGGGCGGCAGGCCGGGTCAGCCCACTCCCAAACCCGAAAGGCCGACGGCCGCATGAATGTTCCCGTACCTGTACTGGACGGCGTACCGGTCAATGCCGCATCGTCCGACGTCGAACAGTCGCTCGACGGGTATATCGTCACGACCGTCGTCGACGAGTTGCATGTCGTCTGGCCTCGTGGCGACGCGCCCGCGAGTGACCCGTACGGAAAGCTCGGCGAGGTGATCGACCGGCAGAACGCCGCACTGTGTCGCGATCAGATCGCCGCAGCAGAGCACTTCCGGGCGCACCTCGCAAGGGATTCCGAGTGAGCCTCACC